ATGAACGGTTTTCCGACAATTCCAGACATCATTCAATGTAAATCCATCACAGGGAAAAGCATCATTCTGCGAAATGCTCATCCTGATGATGCAGAGTTCATAGTCAAAATTCGCACTGACGCCAAAAAAGGACGCTTCATAAGCTCGACATCTTCTGATGTGGAAAAGCAGCGAGAATGGCTAGAATCGTATTTAAAAAGCACCGACCAGGCGTATTTTGTCATCACAGACATAGAAGGTAATTCACTAGGCACAGTACGGCTTTATGATCAACAAGGTGATTCTTTCTGCTGGGGTTCGTGGGTTATCGCCGACTCTGCCCCGTCCAATACGGCTATCGAATCTGCGTTACTTGTGTATTACTACGGTTTAAAACTAGGTTTTTCAAAGTCGCATTTTGATGTACGTAAAGGCAATTCGTCAGTAATAAAATTTCATGAGCGTTTTGGCGCAAAAAGAACCAGTGAAACCGAACTGGATATTTTGTTTGAAATAACGAAAGAAGATATTGAAAATTCTTTGATAAAATATAAGAAATACCTACCTGAAAATGTAAGAGTGGAATTCTAAGCCCCTTTAGGGGCTTTATTATATCTGGCTGGCAACGATCTGACCTGACGCCACAATCTCAAACCAAAACTCAATATCACCAACGTTAGCAATCGGCGCGTCTACTAAGTTATTAGTCGTGTCCAGAAACCACCTGACCGAGCACGCGAAGCAAATCGACTCAATTTTTGGCGACTGCGTCCCAAATCTGTCTCACAAGGACAAACAGGAGGTGACAAATGGTGGATAAGTGCTTGATTTAACTGGTGCGATAATAGGAACCAAAATTTTAAAATAAGTCACTGATAATAATACATATTTTAATATCGAAAAAAATACCTATACACATAGCTATACACATCATCCTCTGTGTTCAATTTACATTCAATTATAATGAGCTTAAAAAGTTTTTTTGCTCCTAACTGTTCACACTGTTCACCTCAATAATTTTCCATTTAATATCATAAAGATAGGAGGTGATGAGTTGGTGAACAGTGAACATTCGACTCTTCACCCCTGCGTGGACTTACGTATTGAGACAAAGGAGTGCCGCATACGGATGTGGAGTGAGGGGGGGGTAAAAAGTTTTTTTTGGTTTTATTGTTCACACTGTTCACCCTCCTCTTTTACCCTTTTATTTCAGCAGCTTGAGTGGTGAGCAGAAGGTGAAGGGTGAACAGTGCACTGTTCACCAACGGGGATGCGAGACAAAAAAGACCGGCGGCTGCCGGTCTGGTGAGGTTATGTCGCTGCGGGCTCGTCGCACTTCGGCAGCCAGTCGCTGTTACTGTCTTCCCGGAGGGTGAGATTGGTCTGTGTCCCGTGTTTTGTGTGCCGCTTTTCGTAGCTTATGCCGTACTCTTTCAGCATCATCGGCAGCCCTGTTCCGAACATTTTCAGACTCAGCACATGCTTAAATCCGTTTGCCTCCATATACACCAGGTAGGCATGATAGAGATAGCTGCGGGGCTGGCGCGGCACGATGTTGGCGTTGCCCATGAACATCCCGTTAGTCTGCGGCAGCGCCTCCAGATAGCCGCAAAAATCAAAGGCCGGGTCAGCATCGCGCTTGATGCTCAGCGCCTCGTCAGAGTTCTGCTGCGACTGGAGCAGCGTGCGGGCGCTCATCGGGTCGCTGAACCGCTGCATAAGCTGGCGCACAATGACCGCCAGCTCGCGGGCGATTTTGTCCTTCAGGTGCGGGTCGCGCTCCGCCGGGGCTATCTGCTCCGGGAAGTGAATGATCACCCGGCGACGGGACACGCCCCCGCTGCGGTCGGTGAAGCGCATCGGGTTGTTGTTCACGGCCAGAATCACCGCCGGAATGTGCGTGGAATACGCGTCGCGGTATTTCGGGTCAACCGACACGGCATCGCCCCCGGTGATGGCCTTGAGTCCTGCCCCGTCCCCGCTCCATTTCTCCTGGTCAGGCAGGCGGATAAGTGAAAAGCCAATCAGCGCTGCGCGCTCGCGGGGTGATTCCAGCGTCTCGATGGTCGCCGAGGTGGCGTTGTCCTCGCCTGCGAGCATGGTCGCAATCTCGGCCAGAATGCTTTTCCCGCTTCCCCCTGGCCCGGTCACTTCGAGGAAGAGCTGCCAGTCATAGCGGTTCGCCAGCACCATAAACAGCGCGGCCAGTATCACATCGCGTTTGTCGGCACTGCCCCCGGCGGCGCGGTCGAGCCACTGCCAGAAGTTCGGCGCGTGGGTCTCCAGCGTTTCGCCTGCCACCGGCGGGGTGAAATCCACGTCGCACAGGGTGCGCAGCCAGTGCGATTTGCGGTGCGGGCTGAACGTGCCGGTTTTGGTGTCCAGCACGCCGTTACGGAAACCAATCAGGCGACGCGCCGGTGCCTCCTGCTGCGGAATAATCAGCTTCAGGGTCTCCACCACCGAGGCGATACGCCCCGACGAGAACGGGGCGCGCAGGCGCTGAAACAGCCCGGCCACGTCGCGGGCAAAGTCTGAGGGCGGTATCACCTTCCAGATACCGTTTTCATACCGGGACAGGAGCTGACCGTTCGCATCCACCGCCAGCGCCTCGCCGTAGTGCTCATGCACGCGCATGGCCTTCTCACTGGTGCTCATGGCGGTAAATTCCGCCTCGCTCATGGTGTCGAACGGACTCTGTGCCGGTGGCCTGATGGCGTCATAAATGGCTTTTCCTGTGGCATCCTCCCCGTTCAGGGTAAAGGCATCATTCCAGTCACCGAACACCGGTGGCAGGGCAACCACACCGTTGCAGGCATCTGCGGCCGCGGCGGCTTTTGTCTGGCCGTCTCCGCTCAGGTCACGGTCAGCCGCGAGGATAATCTGGCAGGCCGGGTGCTGACGGCGGGCAAGGCTCGCCAGAGAAAGGAGGTTCACGGACGAGAGCGCCACCATCACGGTTTCGCCGGTCAGCTGATGCACGGTCAGCGCGGTGGCATACCCCTCCGCTATCCACAGTCGTTTTCCCGCCTGTTTCTGGCCTTCAATGATATGGCATGCGCCTTTCACCGCCCCGCCTTTCAGGGTGCGTTTGTCCCCGTCAGCATTAATGAGCTGGACGTTAACCAGCGCCCCGGTGTCGTCATGCAGGGGGACAACCACATCCCCGGCGCGGTAGCTCACGCCCCCGGTTTTGTGCGTGGTGGCGAGGGTCAGGCATTCGCGCTCTGCCAGCCCCTTGCGGGTCAGGTAGGCGTTGCCGGTGGCCGGGCGGGCAGAGGCCATGAGCTCCGCCGCCAGTGCGGCCGCAGCTTTTCGCGCGGCGTCTGTTCCGGTGTCTGTGGTCGCGGTGTCAGCCGGGGCAACCGGCGGCAGGGTGCCGGTCACGGCATTCACCTTTCCGGCGGCCTCGGATGCAGACACACCGAACACCTTTTCAACCAGTTTCAGCCCGTCACCCGCGCCGCACTGGTTACAGAACCACGTTCCGCGCCCCTCTTTATCGTCAAAGCGGAAGCGGTCAAAGCCGCCACAGACGGGGCAGGCCTGATGCCGGTTTCTGATGACCGGGACGCCCAGCGCCGGGAGAATGCGCGGCCAGTGGCCGCACGCCATGTTAACGGTGTCCGTTACGTTCATTTTCATTGGTGTGTTCCTCAGTGCAGGACAGGCACGCTGATATGGCGGGCGCAGAGTTCATCCATCACGGCCAGACCGAGAAAGGACAGCGACGGGGCGGCTTTCAGGGGACCGGCATCCATTAAATCTTCCAGCAGGGCACAGGCAATCAGGCGGCCTTTCTCCTCGCCGTGCCGGCGCAGGTAGAAGCCCTCCAGCTCGGCGGCAATGGCCGACTCCAGTGCATCAAGGGTGAGGTGCGGGTAACGGTGCTGACGATGGCACACGGTCAGCCAGGCGCAGGCCACGGCGCGGCGGTAAAGCGCGGCGCGCAGAACGGGCGTTAACGGGGTTTTCATACGCCGACCTCCTCTGTGAGCCAGCGCTGCATGCAGCGCTCCACCACATCGTCAAGCTGGGTGGTCATGAGGTAAATCACGGACGAGAGCTGCGCCTGGTGCGCCGGTTCCCGGCTGACCGTCACGCTGTCATTTAACAGCGTCATGGCATTCACGAACTGGCCGACGTTACGCAGGTGCTCCAGGCACGCAAGCTCATCACGGGTGAGGGTCAGGTCTTTCACGCGTGCACCTCCGCCACCGGCAGACGCCCGGCAAAGGCGAGAATGTAATCCCGGACAAGATTAAGGCGTGCAGCGTGTTCGTCACCGGCTACGGTGCGGAGCATACAGATACGGGGTGTGCGGTCAGCGCGGCGAACGGCGGCGAAGACATAGACAAACTGCGGGTGTGACAGGGTGAGGGTCGTGGCCATGGTGGCAGCCTCCTTGAAGTAGCGGTTATTGCCACCACCAGAGTTCTCACGCTCGGGTGGCAGCCCAGACGGGGGTGAGAAACCGGCCTTCAAGGGAACCGGCCAGCCCGAGGGCTGCCCCGCCTGAGCCACCATTATGCAGATACAACAACGGTTAAAGAACCGGTGCGTAAACAACAGGTGCGCGTTGGCACGGACACAAAAAAACACGCCTGGCGCGTGTTGTGTCGCCTTGAAGTAACTCGGGTTCTCACGCCCGGCTGCCGATTTTGCGGCAGCGGGAAAACTATACCCGGGAACGGCCAGAAGAAGCAAGCCAGGGAAAGGCAGTTTTTGCTTGGCGGACATCATCATGCGTCACAGCCCCGGTTACGGTCGGCGATGCGGGCAGCCATCCAGGCGGTAATTTCGCTGTGCAGCCAGGCGACATTTTTGCCGCCCAGGGAGACCTGCTGCGGAAAGGCATTCCGGCTGATGAGGTCGTAAACGGTGGAGCGCGACAGGCCGCAGAGGTGCATCACTTCGGGCAGGCGCAGAAAACGCTCCTGAGCGGGCTCAGTCCCCGGCATTAACGGGGCGGCAGGGGCGGAAATCGGGGAAGAAAAAGCGGTGTGCATCGGGCTACCTCATAAAGTCCGTATGGTGCCGGTCATGTCTTTCCGGCGTCAGGTAGCGCTCTATTTTGTGAATAAAAGCGGACAATGCAACAGGGCAAAAGCGGCCTGATGCGCCTGCAAAAATGCCTGAAAAACAGGCGGGTGTGGAATGGTGTCGAATACTGTCGAATGGTGATGTGGTGGTTAAAAATAAGCCAGATGATTTTACTTCTGCCTATTAAATTCCTTTTATTAACAGGGAAAAAGATTCAAATAAAAACCAGACAGTCGGGAAGAATTTAAACGACGGGTGAACAGTGGTGAACAGTGGGTGAACAGTCAGACCCTCAACTGTTCACCCCTTAACTTACTGTATTACTTAATATTTATCTTTCTGGTGAACAGTGTGAAGAGTTAAATACAGAAAAACAAACAGGGAGAGGGGTTTTCCTGCGACCTCTTTCTGGCGAGCCGGTTTTTTCAGCGGCTTTCTGTACCATCCCGGCCACAACAGCAACACCTCGTGATGTTGTGCAGGCCACGGCAGAATGCCCTCACACTGAAAAGAGAGAGCCCGCCATGAAAACTGAAATTATCACTGCCCTGATGAAAACCGTTGCCGGCACCCGGCCTGCCCCAGACCGCGCCCTTATCGAGAATGCCGTTGCGGTCACCACTGAAAAGGCTGCGCAGAAGAATGCCGCCGCCGTGAGTGAAGCGCTCTCCCGCTTTACAGCGGCGAAAGCCGCCCACACCGGCAGCATGATGACGCTGAACGACATCAACGCAGCCATCACCCGCAGCGAAAAGGAACGGCAGACTGCGCTTGAGGAAAGTGCGGAGGCTGACAAAAGCTGGCGTACCCGCCTGCGCAGCCTGGGCGGAGCCATGACACCGGAGCTGAAAGCCGAACACGGCCGCCGCATGGCCGGGCGCGAGCTGGCAGAGGAGTTCACCGGCCTGATTGCCGAACTGGAAACAGACAAATCCCGTGCCATGCTTGAGGCGTGTGCGACCGGCAGACAGTATGTCGATGAGCATGCGACCGCACTTACCGTCTGCGCACAGGCGGCCTGGACAGAAGCGATGGACACCATCAGCCCGGCGCTGGTACGCGCTTACCGTCTGCGCCTGCGTGAGCTGGAGCTGAAAGGTGAGCCACGTCCGGGTGACGTCCTGGCTGAGGAGCTGCAACAGCATGTTGCCTTACAGGCACAGTTCTATACCTTCGACATGGTCAATGAGCCGGTAATCTCTCAGCTCGGCCTGCACCGCCCGCCGCTGACCGGCGTGGACATGACGCTCTATAAAAGCCCTGCCAGACGTATGCAGCTTGCCGCGGAGCTGGCCGCCCGGAAAAAGCAGGCGGAGAGCTGAGCCATGTTTCACTGCCCGTACTGCAAACAGCCCGCGCACACCCGTACCAGCCGGTATGTGTCGGAGAACCTCAAGCAGCGCTATCACCAGTGCACCAGTCTTGAATGCTCGGCCACGTTCCGCACCTCCGAGACGCTCGACGGGGTGATACGTCAGCCCGCCATGCCGGAAAATGCCGTGGCGCTTTTAACCGCGGGAGAGAAACCATGACCCAAAACACCCTGACGCAGGCCGCCGAGGCCTGCCTGCACCACCGTGCCGTGTGGCTGCGCCGCCGGGAAACGCCCTGCGCCCCGGAAGAAACCCGGCAGGCCGCACGGCAGTACATCCGCGCCCATGAGACTGTCCAGGTGCTCAGCATCCGCAACCGGCTCGATGGCTTCATGCATCAGCACGGCGCAGAGCTGGCCGCCATTCTTGCCCCGGAGCTGGTACATATCCGCAGCCTCCCGGTGCACCTGCAACACCGGGCGCTCGACAGGGCAACGCACCACCTGCGCGACGCCCTTGCATCGTGGCTGGCGGCCGGGAACGGGATTAACCCTGACGGCTGCGCGGTGCTGAATGCCGTCGGCATCAGACCCGATAAAGCGTCCCGCACGGACAGCCAGCAGCCATAACTCTCCGAAAAATGCGCCCCGGTCATCCCCTGCCGGGCGCATCCTCCCGCCCCTGAAAAATCCCCTAAAAAATCCGTTAATTATTTAAAAAATACCCTGCATGCATACGCTGCATTTAACTGCATTTATTTCTGCGCCCGCCTCATGCCCGGCCGCACCAGTCCCGGCGCGGCCTGAGCCTGGTCATGCATCTGCATTTAAAGCGGCATGTGAAGCGGGCAGGCGAGGAGGGGAAAGCACTGCGCGCCAGAAAAATAATTAATTATTTTAATTAACCGTATGCCGCCCCTGTAAAAACTGCATCGTATGCAATAATTCTATGCGGCAGAGGTGGTACAACATTTAGAATTTATAAGTTAATAGCTCAGGTCACTATGTTACAGATTTAAGATACAGATTTTTCATAGTCATCATGCAAGTTCAAAATTTTAAAACACCCCCCTTTGAACCAATGATTGAGCTCAACGAATAAGCTTACATCTGCTTATGACCACGCTTTGCATTTCATCGCCCGCATGAGAGCCACGAGACATGATCTTCTGTGTACAGTTATATATTTACTTGAGCGTTTTTTTAAGTTAACACAGAGCCGTTATACGCAAGAGTTTATAAATCATCATGTAAGCTAATTCGGCAGAGCGAGCGCTTTACCAAGCTATCAAAGGAAACTTTCTTACGAACATAGCCCACCATAAAAGGTAGAGCTATGTACTTGCAGTCCAGCACGAATTGATCAATTATCTATACATACAAAACATCATGTGGCTGAAATCATGAAACTTAACTACTTTGCCTATACAATTACAGATAATAATAATTCCAATATTTATTTTGACAATATATCCGATATTATTAAATCCTTTTGCCTAGGAAGAAAAAGAGCTCTTTTCGAAAAAAATAAAGGATTAAAAAAACTTTATTTAGCAATGCCATCTACAATTCAAAACATATACTACCTTACCACACCGGCAATTATAACTGCATATAAAGCTGTTAATAGAGCATCTGGAATTGTAAATGATCTCTCATCTGTCTTGGGTAAGGAGAGTCTCGAAAAGGTAACTTATTTTTTCATTGATCCTTCATATCCTATAATCGGTATTACAGAGGGAAAAGGAGGAGCCGACATAGATGATTTGCAATTTTTCATCAATGAGATATTGAACCATGGACTTAACTCTCAGCGCTTTAACTTTAATATTTCCACTTTAAAACTCGAAATCAATGCTAAGTCTGCTACAAAATTCAAATTAATAACTGAGGCTAGAGTAAAACTCAATAATACATCCGTAAAGGATGTGGTTAATGGCTTATTTGGGAAAGACCTTCCTGAGAACATGGAGGTCGAAGTCGTAATAAAAAGGACAAACCGGAAGGAAAACGTCAAAGACTATATCGCTCCACTGTTAACTAAACTAGAAACATCTAATGAAAAAGACTATGCTCAAGTATATTTCAGAGCCAAAGCAGATGAGTTCCAGTCAAATATAAAATCTTTCATTTTAGATAAAAACCAAAATATTTTTGATATTATCAATCCACATGCAAAAATGAGCATCGAAGACCAAATAATAGAGAAAAGATATAAAAATCAAGTAGTCACTAGCGAATGCGAAGAATTTATAAAAGAATATGATGGTCGAATAAAAATGACATTTAGTGATAATTTATGGATGTTGATGAAAACCGAAGCGTACCATAAAGAAGAAAGTTGAGGTCAAAATGCTTACCAATTCACAAATAAAATTTTTCTCGAGGCTAAGTTGGCTGGTAAGCACCGCATTTGCTTTTATTCTGGTATCCGTAGCAGCTTGTATTGATAGCACGACTATTATTATAAATAAAGATAATACAATCGGTGTAGCCACACTACTTGGTACGTTTGATTTTACTATGACTGGTTTCATTGCAGCTGTTGGAGCATACATCATATCTATAACTGGTAAAGTATCATTTCTAAGATGGTCACAAGAAGGATATGTGTTTATTTTCTACCATTTGTATGCTCAAAGTATCGTTTTTTTGTTGTTGTCTTTTATTGCCTGCATGTTATCTATAATTACAGTAGACAACATTTCAAACTCAATATTAAGAAGTGCAATTTTTATTTTACCACTTAATATGGCACATATATTAATTTTAACAATAATAGCACTACAGCAAGTAAAAAAATAAACCCAACACCTTATCACTTAATATATTAAAAAGATATTAATGATTCAATTAAAAAAATAAAAGAGGGGTGAGTTAAGAAACCACCTCACCCCTCGCCATATTAATTAGAACGATTACCTATCGTCTTATCAATTCGACTACGTTCGATAGTTTTAACGATCGTCTTAATTAATGTTAAGCGGTTTTGTCTCCCTGCAGTCTTTATACCTAATATTTTAGCAAAGAACTTTATGGTATCTAAATTTTTAAATATCTCTGCATTGTTCAGTATTGACTCTATTTCCTCAGGGGTTCTATTTTCGATATCATTCGCAAAGTCATTGATTCTACTATCAAAAGTTTTCCTGTCATCTTTTAGAGGATTATTCTTCTGTGTGATAAAAGGACTTAATCGATTTCGTTCAATGTTTATTTTATCTTTACATTTTTTTTCCTCTAGTAATGAGAGAATGTCATCAAGAGCAAAGTCAACTGACTTACCTGGGTAGTAAGACATTATTTTAATAATATAATCTGCAAAGCTAATTAGTTCATGAGTTTTAATCATAGCGAGTCCAACCTTATTTTTAACTCATCTGACACGTTGCGGAAATAAGTTGCTTGCTTTTCTGCATTGTCCCTTGATTTAGGAAAATGATTGTAACTATATACAGTTAAATTGTTTTCAGCAGCAACGAGAACACCATCACCGTGTGTAATGAAGTTTTCAAATGGCATCCCCTTGTGCTGTGAGTCAACATCCTTTATTGTTTCATCGTGCGTTGACTTCGGTTTTCCGCCATACTCTTTGACCATATTAAAAACAATACCCAGCATTTCAGCATCTATATATTCAATTTTTGACTCCGAATACTGAATCATTCCATTAAAACTTTTGTTTAACTTTTCCATCTCATCTTTTATTAGAGATATACCTACTGTAGATAAAAAATCAGGAATTGCTGGTATTAAATATGAACCACTAGCAAAAAAAGCATTTTGTGTTACCAGATTGATATTCGGCGGACAATCAAGGAAGATATAATCATATTCATCCTGAACTTGTTCAATAGCCCTTTTTATTATAGCCATTTTCTCTAATTCAAATTCTGTCTCTTGCTTGTGTGTTGAACCACTTTTCTTCTCCCTTGCTAATCTCATATCGACCAGAACCAATTCATGGTGAGATGGCAATAAATCAACATTAACCCAGACCTGGTTGTTTCCCGCATCTAATGGCTGTTTTAAAATAGCCTTCCGCGTGTCGAATTTTTTGCCTTCAAAATAATCATCAAATATATTTTTAAGCGTTGGCACATTTTTTTTATAAACATAGTCCACATATTTTGTTACGCCTAAAGCCAAATAAGACAAGTTACATTGGGGATCTAAGTCAATTAATAATACTTTCGGCCTGTCTTCATCTTGAAGCATTAGACCAAGCCCTAAATGTAATGTCAGCGTGGATTTACCAACACCACCTTTCCAATTAATCATACTTATAATTTTTGCCATGTGTGAAGTCCTTATTTTAAAAAATTATCACTGTACCATTGTAACATTTTTAACCTTTTGTCTAAATATTGCGCGTGATTATATGTGCCCCTTATATTATTCTTATCCACATGAGCCAGTTGCAACTCAATCCATGCACTATCAAATCCTTCCTCATGCAATATTGTGGATAGCGAATGCCTAAAACCATGACCAGTAACTTTCCCACCATAGCCAATACGCTTGATAACTTGGTTAATACTCGCTTCACTCATAGGCTTGTTCGGATCATTCCGCCCCGGAAAAACATAATAGTAGTTCCCTGTCATGATCTTGAGTTCTTCTAGTAAATCTAACGCTTGAGTCGATAACGGTACAAGATGTGGCCTGCGCATTTTCATTCTTTTAGCAGGGATTTCCCAAATAGCGTTATCCAGATCAAATTCTGACCATAATGCCGAACGTAATTCGATGGTTCTCACACCAGTGATCATTAGTAGTTTCGTGGCAATCTGGACAAGTCTACTTCCGGTGTAACCATCTAAAGCACGCATAAAATCAGGTATCTCATCAGCTTTCAGAAACGGGAAGTGATTTGATTGATGTACTTCGAGAGCGCTTGAGAGATCAGCCGCAGGATTAAACTCAGCCCTCCCTGTGGCGATAGCATAGCGGAAAACCTCAGAGCAGCGCTGTCGTACCTTACGCATCTTTTCTAATGCCCCGCGCTTTTCAATTTTACGCAGCACATTAAGCAGCTCTAAGGGCTTAATCTCACCGACTGGTCTTGTACCTACGTACGGGAAAATATCGTTCTGAAAAGCTTCCATGATGTCCGAGGCATATCCTGCAGACCATTTTGCTGACTTCATTTGATGCCACTCTCTGGCAATCTTTTCGAAAGCATTCTCTGACTCGGTTTGCAATGCGAGCTTCTGCTCTTTTCGAACCTCACTAGGGTTCTTTCCTTCCGCGACCAGTTTTCGAGCTTCATCACGACGGGAACGAGCATCTGCAAGTGTGATTGTCGGATACACGCCAAGCGAAATCATTTTGGGTTTACCGGCATAACGATAGCGGAACCGCCAGCTCTTACTTCCATTTGGTTCAATAAGCAATGACAGCCCCAGGCCATCTCCCAATGTATAGGCTTTAGCTTCAGGCTTAGCGCGGCGAATCTGCATATCGTTTAAAGGCATGTGTATAGGAATCCAAGACCGAACAGGAACATATACACAATCCTATACACATTCAGTACCGGATTCTACTGGATGGTTATGGACTAACACGGATTAAACATGCATTAAAAACGTTATAAATCAGAAACGTTATGGATGGATACGGACGTTTGAGGAAGTTAGGGTGGTGCCGATAATAGGAGTCGAACCTACGACCTTCGCATTACGAATGTGAAGCACCGCATTTAAGTAACTGTTTTTACTGGCCTTGACCGCATTCACAGCCATCAAGTCAGTGGCACAAGACGGAAGATGATGTGGCTTGTATCTACGTGCATGTCACAAATATGGCACAGAGAACGCACGGCTCTGCAAACCGGTGCAAAGCCTTGCGCGTCTCACTTCTGTCCACCGAGCCTCACGCAGATCTTGCCGTCTGCCATCGCAGGCCTTAGTCTCTCGCTCAAACTTTTTCACGGAGAAAACACAGATGGACTCCAGAAGGATTGTCTTCCTAGATTACATGCGCATCCTCGCCTGCCTGATTGTGGTAATAGGGCATAAGTTCGCCTCGGATATCTCGGCAATGTACGAGAATCAAAGGAATCACATCATTATCAGAGAGCTTGGCGAGATTCTGCACTCCGTGACTATCAGTGGAGCCTCCGGTGTTGTGATCTTCTTCCTGGTTTCAGGATATATTATCACAAGCGTCCTTCAGAAAGAGTTTGCCATTGATTTCTTCATTAAAAGGATATTCAGAATATACCCCCTGTATATGTTTGCAGTCGTTCTGGATACGCTGGTTTCAAGCCACGGCGGCACATACTGGCCTCCTGCTGACGTAATAATTCAAAGGTTGTTATTGATTGGTGATATCTACGGCACCCCTTTAGGGCTTGGTGGCGTTGAATGGACGTTGCGGGTTGAGGTGGCGTTTTATCTTTTTATGGGGGTTCTGCGCGCTCTTCGGCTAACCGGCAGCGGTAACATCATGACAATCATTATGCTGGCAGCCTCATATCACATATATACAAGCGCTGCGATACCGTGGGTTCAGGGTTTCAATAAGGCACTTTTTAGCCTGTACAGCTTCTTCCTTTTTATGGGCGTTATTATATTCTACATAGAAAGAAAGATGGTGAATATTGCTCTTGGTGTTGTATGTCTGCTGGCCATCTTTTATATCCACATGGATATGCTTTCAATCTACAGGCCTGAATGGAAAGAGTATAACTATGCGTTGATAGGCGTAGGGGTGTTTATTATTTGCTGGTCTTCTCGTGAAAGGCTTGTCAATAACGGTTTCGTTAAGTTTTTCTCTGACATCACATACCCTATGTACCTGTTCCATGTGACCCTATGGCCCGCAATGTCAATAATTGTTGGGAAAATTGGTTTTCATTTTGTTAATCCAAAAGTACAAATCGTTGTCCTGCTCATTTTGTTTTGCTATGTCGTAAATGAAACAATTGAAAGGTACGGCATCCGCTTAGGAAGGGTTATCTCTGGAAGGTGCTCGGAGTGGGTGAAGGGATGGTTTGGCGGCAGTCCGTTGCCGCGATGAGGTATTACACGCGCTGAATTTTCCAGCGTCGTGTTGTGTAGGACACGTTGTTTTCGATGTAGCTGCCGGTAGCAATGAACATGGTGTTACCGAGCCTGGATGAGTTAGCAACCTGGTGAGAGATAGTGTACACGATGCTATCTGTCGCCAGGTCATACCCATTAGGCGTCACCGAGAATGCCGGATCAGTAAGAAGTGCCGCGCCTGAACTGGAGGCTGATGCAATTTTGGTGACAAGCGTGCCGGAGCCAGCTGTCGTCGCCTCAGGAAGAGTGATTGACACCAAATACTTTTCATTGCCGACAGTGAATGAATCTGATGCAGACTTGGTTACCGCAGTTATCTCTATCAACATCAACTTAGGCTCACCACCCGCCGGAAGGTAGACCTTATAAACTGGAACTGCTGTAGTATTGTTTGGGTGGGTTTTGTAATTGATGACTGGAGGTATATAGGAGTTCCAGTCTCTAAGGTCCATTGGTCGGTGATCCATATATGCCGACGCGCTGTGCATATTGGCACCGTCATAGTCTCCAGACCCTGAGAAACTGATGCCATCAGCCCATCCATCACAAATATCTCTGTACCGACTGAACCATACCTTTGTGTTATTTCCTTGCAGCGACACGGTCGGGCTATTACTCCACCCGCCATCGATATACGCGGTAATATTCTTACCAAACGTGCCAGTCGACGAACCAAGCCGGAACATACAGTCTTTAAAAGTGATTCGCTGAGTTATTGACTGCCCTTCCACTGCAAACACACCTGATGAAGAGTCGCCTTCAATGTATGTGTTGCAAATAACGAAGGCCCTGACATTTGCCGCATTAAAGAACTTAATACGGGCCCCACCTGTTGTTTCAAGAGAGCCGCCAAGAAAAGTTATTGCCTGTGTTGGACTGTATACCGAGATGCTTTGGACCTGGTTTTCTGCGCACCAGACATCCTCAAACACGATTCCGTTTACTTCTTCAGACTGGTAGTTATAACCAAGACGAATGTGAGAGCCATTAAGAACAACAGCTGTTGAAGACCGGCGAAACCTGATGCCTTTGAATATTGTGTACCACGACTTATCAATATCTATACCGTAATGGAAGTCCTCTATGGTTACATCCCTGACTCCTCCAAGCTCCGTATTATAGTAGCTCGATATCGCTTTCATTAACGGGTTGCTGGGATTCCCTTTCAGGGTAAGGCTTTGCACTGTTGCCCGGAAGCCATTTATCTTAATCAGATAACCGGAGTTTGTATTTGCAGTTGCGTTAATTGTGGTGATGTAGTTCTCCCCAATTACGCTGCAGTCCTGCGGTGTGTAGATGCCTGTGCCGTTGTAAATGTATTTCCCTTCAGGAAAATATAGGTCATTTATCCCGCCCTTTAATGACAGGCATGCCAGGTCAATGGCTGCTGTGTCGTCAGTTACGCCGTCTCCCTTCGCTCCGAAATCCTTAACGCTAATTCGCTCAGCATTTTTGGAGTGCTGCGTACGCGCAACAGCACCAGTTACAGGCTGAAGAACCTTAATCCTGGAGTCGTCAACAAGTGTCGGCGTTCCTTCAGTATTCAGCTCGTTGCGTAGCTGGTCCGGGTCGTACTTGAGCACGTTCGCGATATAGTCGACTTCTGCGTTGTAAGCGTCGTATACAGCCATGCTGTGGCCCTTTGAGGTCACAACTTTCACTACCTGACCGCCGTATGTGATTTTCCCGCCCGCGTTGGTGATCAGCGGCTGAGAAATCTGCACCAGGCTGCCATCCTCATTCTCGACATAAACCGGGATTTGGTTGGCTGGGATAGTGGGGTCGGTGCCGATAAGGCCGATATAGATTTTTCCGTTTGCAACAGCCTTGAATGTGCGTGAATCCGTAAAAACAGGTCGCGGGTTTGATACAACAATATTTGCTGTGATATCAGCCATTGGTAAGCTCCGGGCGTGGCAAAGCCGCACAAGCTAAACTTGCGCAGCGTTGCGATGGCGTTAGTTATAATTGGGTAAAAGGAGGGGTATTAATGGACAGAGATTTTTTCAATCTGGCTCTACTAATATTCGCCTACTTCGTAGGTAGATATTTATTGAGCTAAAGCTTCAGACTTGGCGCCCTGAGACACGGACTTTATTGCAGCAGCCACATCGGCCACGGCCTTTTCGAAAGCAGAACTACCGCGCGGCGTATTTGCCAGGCGAAGCATGGCGTTGCGCACAGCTTTGCTTTCGTACATGCGGGCAATCAATCCATAACTCACCCCCGCAGCGGCTGCTGTAGGGTTAGCGGCTGCGCCAAACCCCATTATCAGAGGTACTGCCTGCTGCCCTGTCGGTGTACTCACCCCGGCGCGAGCCGCCTGCTTCGTTGACTCCAGATAGTTCTTTAGCCCTCGAATATAGGCCGCATCCTCGCCCTTAAACGCGATGCCGGTCTGGTTGGACATGATGTTCAACTGGCGGAGAAACTGGTCTGGCGAGCCTCCTGATTTCTCCATTGCCTTACCAATAATGCCGTTGCGCATTTGGACGCGGCCGGTCTGGCCTACCGAGTTATAGAGGCTCTGAATCTCCGACTTGTTCTTGCTGAAAAGCATGTTGTTCACGACTTCGGGTGTTAAGTCACCTTTCATCAGTACATTTTTAAGTCGGGTGTTCTGGAGCTTACTGGCCTCATCTGCGTAGACCGCATTAGCCTGCCGATAGCGGCGCAGAACGTCGTTACCAAGACTCTGTCCAATGGCGCTATCAATGTCACCAGTCATTGCTCGATAGACGCGCTGAACTGCAGCGTCTGAACGCGTAGGCATTTCCGGCCGCTCTCCCTTAACATCCATCCTGAACTGACTACGCAGATTGCTTAACTGCTCAAGGTCAACATCCCCCTTTGCCATCTCATCACGGTAAGCCTGCAACTTGCTGATGGTGTCAGTGTCGGCCACTCCGCCTAACTTTTGCAGCCTTGCAACCTCATCATCAATCTGCTGAATAGCCCGTGATGGCTGGATGCTTACTCCAGACATGGCGCTTTGCACTTGCTCAAGACGGCGGCCGGCAGCCTGCTTAATGCCTGATGTTTTGGATTTAAGGCTGTTTACCACTTCCGCTGGATTGTACTCGCCAAATTTATTGGCAAAGTTTTGCACGAGTTGGCTGCGTGACTCCTGCTGTGCGGCACGAATACCTGACGTGCCAACAAAGGGGATGTTCTCCGCTGTTGTTTGTGCAGCTCGCCCGACACGAGATGTTGGGGGAATTACGTCAGTAGTAGTCAGCGGGACGTTGTTCTGCTCAGCAAAGCGGATAGCCTGTGCAGCTTCCGGTGCCACTGAGCCGGTAAGCGCGCGATAACCAGCGCCGACTGCCCTTACAGCGCCATTTGCGGCAGCGCCTAAACCAACGCCAAGCCCTAAGTCCGTAGCTAGCGCGCCAGCGTCGTTTTTATCGCTGTTAGCTGCCAGTGATCCAACAGCATTCTCAGCCAGTAAGCGAGACCCACCTTGCGCCAGCCTGCCAGCAATGCCAGGCGCAGCCGCTGCCGCTCTCTCTGCGCCGACAGGCGTCAGATAAGGCAGCGCATCCGCAAAAATACGCCCCTCTGTGGTTTGGGGAGTTAGCGTACCCGGCTGCAGGCCAAAGTCCTGTTCAAGACCATGAGTGGTTACACGCGGCGCGGGCTGATATGTGCCGTCTCCTATCCCGAGCTTATTTCCAGCCCATGCAGCTGCGCTGGTTACTGCGTCTGTGAGTTCCGCCGGTATATTCGCTACGTTAATTCCAGCCTGCAATAAGCCACGCCCGGTTTCCGCAATGCCATTGCCGAGGTCTGATATTATGCTGCCTTGCTGCTGAACCGGTTGCTGCGCTTCCGTGCTTACAGGTTGAGCTGGCTGCTGACTTGAGGACTGTTGCTCTATCTGCGCAAAGGGGTTATTCGGATCTGACTGCACGCTTGAAGGTGCTGACTGTGCCGATGCCTGTGATTCCAGTTGTGCAAACGGGTTATTTGGGTCTTCCTGTGGGTGAACCTTTGCAGATGTAGCTCGCTGTTCAACGGTAGAGTCGGTTACCGGGTCGCCCGCCCATTGAGCAAAACGATCATCAACATATCCTCGACCCTCTGGTCCTGGCGTATATTCGCCGCGCTTTGCCTTCATGACGTTTCCGGGCCCGTCGTGATAAGCCTGAAGCGCGTCACGCCAGTTGCCAAATTGCTGATACATCTTTGCAAGATAGCGAGCTCCGGCGTCGGCCTGATACTCAGGGTCCTGCATTTGCTCGTCTGTATATCCCATATCACGCCAGGTTCCGGGCATAACGCCAGTGAGACCGACGGCTCCCTTTGAGCTCACTGCGTCAGGACGCAGAGATGACTCTTTGGTGCCAAGAGCAACCATCAAACCATCTGGCACACCGTGACGTGCGCCAGCCTGCTCTAACAAATCACGGTAGTTAGCCATTTACTGCCCCAAAGGTGGAAGGTATCCATATCGGTTAATAAATTCAGTTGAGAGCTCTGGATGCTGTTTCAGGTATTCGATGGACGCCTGAGGAGCCTCCATCCGCTTGATTCCATTTTGCTGAACGTACTTACCAACTGCCTCGTTACGTTTCTGGTTGAGCGTGTTCAGGATAACGCCAGCATTGCGGCGGAATGATTCTTCACTCTGAGAGTTCTGAAGCGAACCGACAGCCTGGTCCAGCTTTTTACCCTCGGCATCAGATAGGGCGCCCATGCCCTTCATGGCCTGAACCGCCGTTAGATACGCCTGCGACTTAAATGTATCGAGACGAGCCTGAGTATCGGCAGCCTGGGAGCCAGGAACGTTGGGAATAGCCCCCCTAATCCCGGTAATGCTCTTGAGAGCCGGAGAGCTGACGATGTCATTCAGGGTAAACATGCTGGTCGTAAGGGTGTTGATGCCATCTTTATACCCATCATTCAGCGCCTGTTGCTTCTGCTGCAACTGCTGGTTGTTAGCGGCGATTCTGCTCTGCAACTCCTGTCGTTTCAGGTCGTTGGTCTCGGCGGACAACATGCGGTCTAGGCGCTTGTTCTCGTTGTTGATTCTGTTTGTTTCAGCGTCGAGATTGATACGCTGCTGCCCAAGGTCTGCGTTGATATCCTGCCCGCGCATAGTAATTGCCTGGTTGCGCGCCGCCGTCTGAGCGTCAATGTCCTGTCCGCGCATCGTTACCTGTCGGCCCTGCATTTTGTCCTGCAGGTCAAAATACTTCTCAGGGCCCAGGCTACTTAAGCCGAGATGATCAACGAATTCCCCAAACTGCTGAGGATTTTGCTGGTACATCTGAGCGACATCGCCAGGATTAACGCCCACTCTAGCCAGCTCTCCAGCGTTGGATTGAAGCCAATTAGCCATTGAGTCAGGGGATGCAGCGGCGAGTCGTGCGCTGGCAGCCAGGCTGCCGACCGTGTTCCGGTGGTCGTCATCGATGAAGCTCATGCCCTTCTGCACGGCTTCAAACTGGTCTGGATACTGCGCTGCCAGTTGACGCATTGCATTGCGATCACCTGATGCGAAGGCGGTGGAATATTCCTGCTGAAACTGCTGGGCTCTTTCCGCCTGTTTCGCCTGGTTGAATGCCGACCATACGCCACCGACACCCTGTAGCGCCTGGAGGCCAATATTATTGGCGCCGCTGGCAGCGCGGTCGTTGTTCTCCCTGATAAGGGATAGCGCGGTATTTGCGTCGCTTGCTTGCGGAGCATTAGAGTTCATCTGCCCAATACCCGCCAGGATGCCGCCGTTATTTTGCTCCCACGTAGCCATTTACCACCCCTTAGAATAATGAGCCGAGAGCACCAATAGCACCGCCAGCAACCGCACCCCACGGACCAAACATAGAGCCCGCGGCTGCGCCTGTAGCCGCACCTGCAAGCGCTCCCTGAGCCTTTGACGGGCGGTTGGCGCTCGCAGCTGAGGCGCTGGCCTGCTGTTGGTAGAGCTGGCTGACGTTGTTGGCATAGTTCTGACCGGAGTTTGCCTGACCTGTAAGCGCACCAAGCCCGATGTTTGCGAGGTTTTGGTAGTTATTCATCTGACTAGCCAGGTAGTTCTGGCCAAGCGTTGGGGCAATTGATGCTAACTGGTTGCCTGTTGCAGTAGAACCCAGACCGCCAGTAGCCTCTGCGGCTGCCAGAGATTGATATCGCGCCTGGTTTGCGAGGTCCTGGTATTGCTTAGAACCGTAATACTGATTAAGCGCCTGCCCTTGACCTTGCAAGGTCGACAGGTTTTGCAGCTGATAAATATACTGCTGCGCCAGCGGAGTGAACGGCGCAAGGTTCTGCATATTCGTCTGCCACATTTGCCGCTGCAGCTCGATACCTTTTTTTGTTGCAGAGGCTTGTGCGCCTGCGCCACCATCACCGCCCTTGCAGAAAACTGCTTTGCTGAGGTGCTTATTGGCGAGTTGGAAAATTAGCATTTACTAGCTCCTCATATTTAGAGCGGGGCAATTGATATAGGGTTATGCCGACCGGTTTTCCATTGCTGATGTAAGCGTCATCAAGGTGACCGACGCGCGTCGCCCCAAGCAGGCGAATAATGGCCCGGCCATATTTGGTCGTGTCTGGCACCATCGTGATGCTGTTAAGGAAGGGAGAGTTTTCGAGGAGCCATTTACAAAATAATCGATGGCCGTTCAGTGCATACTCACCCCTGAAGCCAGGGTCATAAATGGCGTGACACTCGACAACGCTGTGCCAGAAATTTCGCACCTCATGGACTCCAGCTAACATGAGTCCTTCATATATGCCGAGGTATAGTGCGTCTGGCTTAATGGAATAGCCTTCGCCAGCATCGACTATATTTCCGGTGTTTTCAGGGCTGTTGAGAAACGCCGACAGCCGGATCGGGTCATTGATAATTTTAATAATCATCCGTCTATCAATCCGTGCGCTCGCATCGCATCTTCCAAAGCCTTAATTCGGCGCCTTGCCGCAACAAGGTTTGCATTAATGGCAACCACCTCAGCCGGAACATATGTGGCGCTGACGCTTTGTGACAGATTAGAGTCGAACGCGCCAAGTAAAGAGTTGCCTGTTGATGCAGTCCATCCGGTTCGGCGAGGGCCGACAACTTTAGTTCCGTTTACCGAGTAAGAAGCAACGACGTCCAGTGATGATGATAGTGATTGCTGTGCCGTGGCAGACTTTGATACGTAATCACCCTGCAATGAAGAAATGTTCCCTTCTGCCGTACCTATTCTGGTCTCTGCGTTAGTTACTCGCGTTCCTAACGAAGAGATGTCAGTTGTGTTTTGGCCGATCTGCGCGCCCTGGCTGTCTACATCAGTACGCAACCCACTGATTCGACCCTCGTGATTGGTAAGTGTGGTGTCCTGCTGCTGGTTTTTAACCGTCGCCTGATATGCCAGTTGATTCGCTTCATTTGAGGCATTAGCTATGTTGTTAAGGTCCTGACCCTGCAGTATCAGGTATTGCCAGTAAGCCGTAGAAAGCCCTTTAGGCAGCATAGATGCGTCAAGGCGAGCCGCCTGGACTATTACTTTTTGCGGTGCGTCTGCCATTTATTCTAACCTCACCTGGCACCCGCTAAGTGTTACGGGTGAAGACGTGATAATCCGAATCTTGAATCCGATGTTTTTGCGGATGCGGCCAATTCTTTTGAGAATGGCGCGCTGGTCATAGTGAAATGGAGCATTCCAGGGGATTAACTGCTCTTTCCCATAGTTGATGCCGTCAGTGGTTGCTGAGATAAACATCCGTTCCGCCACCTGAGAAACACCCGTTGCCGACTCAAGCTCAAAGTCGAATGCGCGGGCGTTATCTGCTTTGAATAAAGGCGTATACAGCAGATGCTCCTGGTCAACGCCGTACTGGCTCGAAAGGGATTTATCCAGTCGCCCTATCAGCGCGCCGACCTTATCTCCGCATGTGATGTCATTTCCTTCGTAGATGTAATCAATAGACGAGTGAGGCTCATCGTAGAAGCCCGTCTTCAGAATTGACCACTGCACGCCGCCTTGCGTTACTGACCCATCATAGATAAGGACATGCTTCGGCAGGTGAATGACCAGCAACTCATGCGCCTCAAACCTGATCGTCTCCATTACGCCAGACGAAAGCTCAGCCTCAGAGTAGCTCTGGAGGATTCGTTCAATTGACGCCGTGGCTATCTGCTGAACTGCGCCAGAGTTAATCAAGTAGACGGAAGGCGCGCCGGTGGCCGGATGGCTGATGATTGCATGCGTGTCTGCATATTTAGTTTTGCAGTACGTCCCGGCGATGCCTTTCTGCACCATCATTGACGGTTGCGACTGATAAATCGCCACACCAACAGCGCTGGCATTGCCAGTAAGCGAAAAATACTCTGTAGTTTTCGTGCCGAAGCACACAACAAAGTCTCGCCAGTCATCAATCCCAATTATCCCGTCAGGCTGGCTTTCTGCGCGGTACTCTGCCGAGTAACGGTCTGGTTTGGATTCATCTTCAAGGTCGCTGATGAAGAAAGAATCGCCGCCGTCTTTGCTCCAGATATAACGGGAGCGATTACGACACAAGTCACGCATGACGCCCAGGTCATACTGTGTGTACCCGGTAGAGGCCGGCCAGTTAGACAGCGTTTTTATCGTGCCGTCATACCTGAACAACGTCATCGTGCCGTTTGCCGCGACAGCCTGGCTGTTATAGCTGCACGCCATGCTTACCCGCCCCGCCCCTTTTACTTCGCCGACGTATTCACCTGATTTGTAGAGTGATGTCCCGCATACGCGATACACGGCGCTTTCATGGGAGTTGTACATGACGCCACGCGAAGCGCCAGCAACGTCCTGAACTTTGACTATGCCCGGGAAAGACCTGAGATATCCGTTTGAGCCCAACACTTCCTTAGGCGTCGCCAGCATATTGACCGGCAGCAGGTCGACGTAATCGACGTTTCGGTAGTCCCTGCCGGTGCCTTTCATTAACGGGAGTTGTTGAACTGGCATGAGTCACCTATGGATTTAGCACATCTCCGTTTACAGGTGTCTCTGCATCCGGATAGTAGCGATCTGAACTGAGGTTGTCGTATTTGTTCCCCTGTCCCTCCGGGAAATCGCCACGACGGCGCATAGACGGGATATTAACCGTGTCGACAAGGAGGGCTTCGTATGCGCGGCTAGCAGAAGTTTCCTGCCTTGGGGTTGGCTCAATCATGTAGTCGCCCATGATGCGAAGCATTAGCTGATAACCGACAGCATCCCTGTATTTCAGCGGCAGTCCGGAGTCATCGTCCGGCAACGGTTCCTCACCATCCGCCGCGAAGATATAACCGATATCTCCTGGCACCATCAGCCATTCGGCCATCATGGCCTCCAGGTCGTGAATTGCGTCCTCTGTCGACTGTGGCTCGACATCAGTCAATGTGGCACTGGACGCAATCCCGGCCTTGCGAAGCGCGAAAAGAGCGATATCACCCTTTGTCAGACTCATTATCTGCCGCCTTACCGCGTTTGGTTGCTGGCTTGAGGTCTTCAGTTGATTTCACGAAACCGAGCTTTTCGAACTCAGGGAAGTCTTTCTTTGCGATTACAGCCTGAATGTGGCCTTCATCGTTGTTTGCTGCTTTGAAGATGCTCATGCGATCCATATTTAGCTCCACATATAGTCTCGGTTGATAACCTCAAGAACCTTTCCATCGCCATTTACTAACCATGCATTTTGGCTCTTGAAAATGTTCATCACGTCATTGTTGAAGCGGATTTGTGCAGCTACTTCAGATCCTTCAAAGGCCTGATCGCTGGAGGTGGTTATCGATGCAACCCCAGATATAGGCCAATATTCAGCAGTTACTGAGCCTTTCTGGCTGATTTTAAGGAACATTTTTTCACCTGGATTTAAAGGGGCCGAAGCCCCTTGTGGTTATGGGTTGCCGAAGAACTGGCCGCCCATGTGTGGGTTGTAGCAGACGTAGGCGGGCAGGAGGTCGAAACGCATCATCTGCTTGTTGGCGTCGCCGTCTGCGTATTTGTGAACGCGGATAGAGAAGCCTTCGTACGTCGCAACGGCGGTGTCGATGCTGTGCAGTTTCGGCAGCGGGACAGTGCCAAGGCCTACGAAGAATTTGTTGTAGAACAGATTCGGCTTCATGGTCTGGAGCGCAGTGCCAACTACAGTCACACCATCACCTGCTGCCAGGGCGCGTTGTACTGCGTTGTACTGCGGGTTGGTGGTGTCGTAAATCGGCACCCCGGACAGCGTCACAGTGACGTCACCAGAGGCGTTGGAGTTAGCGTCTGCCAGAACAGTGGCGGTGAAAGAGATCGGGTTTGTGCCGTTATACAGCACCTGTTTGCTCTGCTGGTTCAGCCAGTATGTCGACGTGAACTTAAGCTGGTCGCCTGCTTTCAGGAAGCCGGTTTTGCTGGCCGTAGCGCCCGTCAGAGTTACAGTGAACTGATAGCTGTCTTTCACAGTGACGTAATCGACAGCCGGAGTAGTCTTCACGGTAAGGGTGCCGCCGAAGTCGCCCTGGGTACGAGATGCCAGCCCGTTGGACATCAGGGCACGGATGCCGCCAAAATTACCGGAGATTTGCGCGTCTTCCCATGCAGACTTAACCAGCTGGTCAGAGGCGTGCAGGCCAGACTGTGCATCAGCCAGGCGCTGAGCAGACCACGGGTCCATTACTGCGTAGTTGTTACCTTCAACAATGCCAAGGTCGCGCATGAAGGAAGCAGTCTGCGCCACATCTGACCATTTGTTGATAGGGGTGTTAGGCGTGCCGAGAGACAGTGCACCATTTCGCATCATGAACTGAGCCAGCTCTGTTTCCAGGTCAGTAACCATGCGCTGGCGAACCGGAGCCAGAATCTGGTCAAGCTGGTTGAGCTTGATTGCTTCTTCGAGCTGAGTCCACTGAACGGCGACCGTGATGTAGTTACCGACGCGGCCTGTGGCTTTGCCTGAAATCAGGTTGTTTTTAGCCTGGCCGGAGATATCACCGCCCGGTGTGCGCAGGGATGAGAACTGATGCGGGCGCTTGAAGCTCACGCTATCGCCGGTATCAGCGTTGATTTCCCCGTCCAGCAACTGACGGTCTACTGTTTTTGCAAGAACCAGGTCGGACATAAAGCCCGGCAGAAATTTCTTCAGGACAATCTGACTGACGTTAGAGTCGATATTGTTTGGCATTTAGGTTTCCTTTATTCGATACGTGCGCCGGGGCAGAGTTTTGTGAATTCGTCATTTTTCGCGTTAGCACCACCGCCCCGTACTTCCGGCTCTGGTTTGGGCGTGGCTTTGGGCTTAGGTGCCAGTTTTACTTGCTGGCTAATCTGGCCCAGGAGGAATGCGGCGCGAATTGGGTCTGTCTCAGCGGCTACTCGCTGGCGTAGTTGTGGGTTCTTGCCGAGGGCATATGCGATCAGCTCTGAACCCTCGTCAGCTGCGTGGATTAGCACCTCTTTCTGCAGGTCTGGCACTTCTGCTCGGACGATTTCCTCCATCTCCTGGTAGTCTTTAACCGGGAGTTTGGCGGCTCGCTGCTTATGCGCCTCGACTCGTTGCTGAAAGCGCTGTACGGCCTCCTGCTGCTGACGTATTTGTTGTTGCTTCACCTGCTCGGCACGGCTCTTTTTCTCATGCCAGTCAGTAATTGCCTGTTCAAAACGCTCTTCGCAGTCCTCGTACTGGTAGAAATCTTCCAGTTTTGGGCGCTCCGGGATGACGTCTTGTGTTACTTGCGCCTGTTCCGCTGGCTTGGCCTGTATCTCCTCAAGCTGGCGGCGCAGTTCGCGTACTTCTTTGTCTTTTTCTTTGAACCCTTTGCGAAGGTCTTTGACCCACTGCGGAGCGGGCTGGCCGTCGATGTGATCGTCGGAATCTTCGTTCAGGGGGATTTCTTCATCACCGATTCGCAGTGAGTAGTCCTCTGGCTGCTCTTCGGCCTGTTCACTTTCGGCCCCCACTTGCTCCGGAGCCTCTGCTAATGTTTGTTCATCTGCATGGGCTGCTGGTTGTTCAGTGGTTACTTCTTCGGCTGATTCCTGTTTTTCAGACAGGTCAATAACCTGACCGTCGATGATCAGTTCGCTTTCCATTGGTGACTCCTGATTAACTCGGCATTGAGTCTGCCGGAGACTGTGGTGATGAATTGAGGATGCTGTTGATATCCATGCGCTGTGCATGCCCCTGCGCCTGCCCTTTGAGGACTAACTCAGCATCAGCGCGAGCATTATCGCCCTGCTGTTGCTGGAACTGGCTGAGCAGTTGCAACGCTTCACGGATGTCTTTTTTCTTCTGGCTGTCAGCCGATGCCAAAATTTCCACGACTTTAGCTGCGGCAACCTGCGCATCGGTTTGGGCTTTGTAGGCTTTAACCTGAATATCAGCCTGTTCGTTAGCCGCTTTTTGTAGTTCGGCATTGGCAAGTTTGTCTTGCGCCATTGCAGCGATGATGTCAGCGCTCGGTTGCCCCTGCGCTGCCTGTTGAGCCTGCTGTACAACGGCTTGCTCTTTCTGGTTTCGAGGCTTAACAACGCCGGATGTCAGCAGCTGGCTACGGTTGTACTCTTTGAAGTCGTCGAGCCCTTCTCCGTCCATGTTATCGATGATGATACCCATGATTGCTGGCCGCATAGGATCGGTCGGCAGCATATTCTGAAGGATTTGAGATAGCGTACTGATGGTCGCGTCTCGACGGGCGGTATAGCTGGGGCCAACATCAACGGTGACATCGTATCGGCCTGTTGACAGGTCATTCAGCGCCACCATTTGACCGGTTTGTTGGTCTTTAACCGCGGCATTCATTAGCGCTATGTCGTCTGTACCATCTTCATTGACGATGCGCACTTCGCGGTCGGAGCCGTAGACCTCGCGCGCCATAGATAACCAGACTTCGCCAGCGCGCTTAAGGCTCTTTGCCATGTTGTCCAGGTAGATGAAGGAGGACATGTCGGCGCGATTCATCAGGTTATTAACCGTTTCCTGTGCGACATTGCTGGGCATCTGCTGCATTGCCATGCTGCCGCCGGTCACTTCCTGAATGTCTGAACTGGTTTGCTGCAGGAGTGCGGCAAGAGCCTGGTTGAGCGCGGGCGCCTGCGTGTAGCCGGATACGTTGGCCGGAGCAATGACGTTGCCAGCTTTATCCCTGACAGGCTTCAGTGGCAAGAACGCAGGCCGCCGTTTATTGCGGGCTTCCCAGTGTTTCTCCAGCCCTCTAATCTGCTCAATGTCCACAATTGGCGTCTGCCCTGGGTCTTGCGCGGCAGAGTCAGCCAGCATGGATACCTGTAGGTTATACAGCCGCTGAGGGTCCATGGCTTTGGCAATGTGACCTTCGACACGTTCAATGTCGTCGATGAACCAGCGTTTGCCGTATACGGGAATAAGCGGGATATGCTCGCCAGGAATGCGGCGCGGCTTTTCAAGGAAGCCATCGCCATCAACTACTGATACGTAGATACGACGGCGTTTCACTGAGCGGCGAGCCACTTCCTGAAAACCGGCCTGCTGAAGCTCATCCAAAATGTCTTCTATTTGGTCGCTGTCGTATGTTGCTATTTCTCCAGTGAGCGGCTGTCTGTAGCTGACTACATCCACCGATTCTTTGCGCACTTCGTAATACTTTGCGATGTACACCACGTCGTTACCGAACCATTCGTACTCCCATGAAGATGTTCCAGGGTCGAGTGACGAAGGCTCTTTGTCGTATTCAGCGCGATATTTATCAGGCGACATGGAATACATGCAGAACGCCCACATGGCGTCTGACTTGTCGTACTTCTTCGCGTCAGGGTCGAACCATACTGACCGCGACGGGTCATAGATAGGTTCGATGGCAATGCGCTGGCGCTCATCCATCGGGTCGTATTCATTGACCAGCATCGATGTCAGGCGGAAGCACCCAAAACCACCGGTGGCGGCGTCGTCGAATGCGTTATCGCAAGCCTCGCCACCATCCGTCTCTTCATAGTCAGCACGGAACAGGCCATTAAGCTTGTTGGCTAACTCTTCGCTGGCGTCCCGGTCACCAGGCCGGAACTTAACGCTGATGCGGTTATTCCGGTACTCGGAGATGATGCGATTAAGCTCGGTAGCTACCTTGTTAATCTCGAACTTTGGATATTTCTCGAATTGCTCATCGAGCTTTGTACCTGCCGATGTAGCGCCTTCCCACTGCCCGCCTGGTACACGGGCAAAACGCGTAGCTTCGATGCACTTTTCGCGCACGTCTTGCTGCGGCGAATGAGCGCGGTCGAACCTGAGCATAATGCGCTCATGTTTGTCTTTTAGTGTTTCTGCCATGATTACCAACCGGAGGATGAAGGAACGTAGATATCCGTGTCGACCTGCGACACTGCCGGACAATGCATTGTCATCATCAGTGCGTCAGCGAGGTTTGGAGATGGGATGCCGAGCTTCTGCTTCATCTCGACTTTGGTCATTAACTCAAGCTTGCCGTTACCATTGAATTTGCGTTGTATCTGCGTTAGCTCGGCGAAAAGCTTCTCAAGCATATTCTCGCCGATGGCGTCTTTATCGAAGCTAAGCATGTCGTCAGGGTCTGCATACTCGCCATGAACCACTGCGCGGTATGTCAGATAAAGCCTGTCTGCCAGGGTGTAGTAGAACTGCGCCCGTTTATTGCGGAACACGTCTCCAATGGTGCGAATGTTATCGCCTTCAACCACCTCATCAGCCCATGCCCCTGACTGGTAAGGCGCATCCTCATTGAAAGGCGACTCGCTACCCTTAAACATGGTGACAGTAACCTTCTTTCCGCTGAATGAGTCGGTAATTTGCCTGCGCAGCCCTGCCCCAAGCCCATCACCATCAAAGAGGAAGTGATCTGCATTGTCGGCTGTAGCCATGCCAGCAGCCCAATCGGCGCCATCATTGACGTCCATTTGCAGGCCTTCAGCTATGCGCCTGACTAAAGATCCGTGACGCATTGCATAACCTTTGGCATCCGGCCCTGTATCTGATGGGTCATGCGCAGAGATAACTGCCCCTCTCGCTTTCCATCCAAGAGCCTTGTGAGCATCGATAGCAGCTTCCAGCCATTCGCGTTTGATGATAGCCATATCACTCGCACTCACCGGCTCGCCCAGCCAGATATGGCGGTATAGAGTTGGATTCCTGCGCTGGCATTCTTCCATCTCTAACCGAAGGACCTCAGGAAAGTGAGGATTGTCTGTGTAGTTTACCGTCAGCAGGCAAATGTCATCAGGCGGTGTAATTACGAATCGTTGGTAGGTGTCATCGAGTATGTTCTTCGGGTTGAAGCTGACCCATATCTCAGAGTTAGGCTTTCGGATGGTTGGTATCAGAATATCCCACGACTCTTTCGTTACCGCTTCCGCCTCTTCAACCCAACAAATGTCGATCCCTTCTAGCGATTTAATCTTGGTAGGGTTGTTCTTAATGCCGTAGAACATGAACTCAGCGTTAGTGCCAAGATGGCGAATCATCGACCGCTGGATTTCAAACTCACCCGAGTAACCTTCACGCTCAATGGTGTCCTCTAGCAAACGGATCACTGAGTCACTAATGCTGTTTTGCAATTCTCGTGCGCAGAGTATGCGCACTGGCTGACGTCTTGCTGCTTCAACGAGCAACCGGGCAATGGCCCACGACTTACCGCTACCTCGACCGCCTTTGGCGACTTTGTAGCGATGCGCCTCGATGAACGGTTGGAAGATAGGGTTTATCGTTGTCATTTTCCGAATAGCGTACTCATTGGTGAGGGTTCAATCTGGATAGCGCCGCCGTCTTTGCCTACCAGTTCATTAGTGACTTTTTCACCGTATTTGCGGGGATTCATTCGCGCCAGCGCCCACTTACGGGTGTCGACTCTTAACCTTGCCTTTGCTACCTCAGCAGAATCTGGTATTACGTCGTCGGCGATATCAAACATATCCTCAAATATCGCATCAGCCCTGGCTTCGGTTGCTTTTGCGTACTTGTCGCGAAATTCATCATGTGCTGCAAGCCAACGAAACACTGTTGACTTGTCTGGCATGTCATTTTTCTTGCAAACCTTCAGCAGACTCTCACCAGAGGCAATCAGCGCGCATATGTCGTCTGCCACCTCCGATGTATATTCAGAGGGGCGACCCAGTTTATTTTCAGTCGCCATAGTTTATTACGCCTTAGTGAATGCCTGCGCGTACTCAACAGTACGGCCTGGGCCCATCTGAATGACGCTCATGTCACCAATTGGCAGGAAGCCTGCGGTGATCTTCGCGTTGCATTTGGTAGTAAAGTCCGTGCGGTCCTGACTCACGATAACGTCATAGTCAGTTACCGCAGTGCCGCCGGCAGCTACAACCTGGAAGTATTCAACTCTGTTGGTGGTGGCTTTCACGCCCTGAATGCCGCCAAGAGGGTAACGTAAGCCGGTGATATGGGACTTCACAACCGGAACCAGGCTAGCAATGGACCCTGCAGTTGCAGTCTGAATGGATGTGATTGGCATTATTTAACCCCTTCAAAAAGTGCGAGCGCTTCGGTTGCGGTCTGGATTGCTTTATCAGTGCGCCCGACAACACCTGATTCAGTGGTTGCTAGCGTGTATGCGTCTTTGAACAGCTCTGCTTTGAGCTGATTGCCTGCGACAAACTCAATCGCCTTCTTAGCTGCGGCGGTGTCTTTCATTACCAGGCGATACAGATCGAGGTTGAGCTGCTGCGTATCTGTCATTTGTGTTACTTCTGCCATGATTGGCTCCAGTTATTTGGTGGCGCCAGTGGCGCAGGAGTTGCGGTTCTTCACAGAATGGCTAACCCACTTACGGCTTACCCGTCAGCAAGATTGCGATCACCATCCTTACGGGGTTACACAATTTTTTTTAGGCAATAAAAAAGGCCGCCGAGGCGACCTGAGTTATTTGCTGTTTCGATTATTTTTCTTTGCGCTTTTTGATCCACTGCCTGATTTCTATGCCAATGAACACAACGATTATTACGCAGTCACTGAAGAACATAGGGGCATTGTACTCAATCCATCCCATTTGCATGGCAAGCAGGGAAAGCGCACCAAAAGCTACGAATATCTTAAAAACTGAATCGCTCATCTGAAACTTCTTTGTCTGCTGATTTTCAGGAAGCGTATTCGGTCCTTGTTTGTATGTAAAGCGCCTATCTCAGGCACTGCTGCCGGATGTAGTCCTGCAGATAGTTAACCTGTTTGGTCACTGTTTCGATTCGCTCTCTGAGGGTGAAATAATCCCGTTGAGCGGAGTCTGTAAGTCGGGCGGTGGAAGCATCGCCCAGGCTGCCGGTGCCGGACGCTCCGTTCGCGGTACAGGTTGCGTTGAGCTGCAGCCGACGCTTGCCAATAGCAACATCGCGCTCAAGCTGATTGATAGTGCTCTGAGCATCGGCTAGTTCCTGTGTGTATTTGGAATCGAGCGTGGCGACATCGCGCTGGCGAGTCTCCATGTCTTTGATAGTGGCTTTAGACAGACTCAATTCACGATTAACTTTGGTTAAAGATGCCTTCGTTTCTGTGAGCGCTGACCGGTAATGGCTGGCGATGACAATGGCGATTGCCAGCAGCAGAGTCATTACGCCGAATAGGATAAGCTTCCAGTTAAAGGTCATTTTCACTTTCCGCCAGGCACATAGAGCGCTCCATCTCCCGCCGGTTCTGCAATCCCTTCCACTTCATACCTCCTGCATAGACCCACCGGCGCATCTCTTCACAGGCCCCTTCCTGGTCACCCTTATTGAGCTTGCGGAGCAGCGTCGATTTGGCAAAGGCATCACTTCCGACGTTGAACACGAAGCTGTAAAGCGAGGCGCGCTGGTATTCGTTCAGCGGCACCTTAACCAGTTTGTCTACCGTGGCTTTGGCCGGTTGCAGGTCTTTCCAAAGGAGGCGATCGCACTCCTTGTCGGTGTAGGTCTTGCCGCGAATAATGTCATTGCCAGTGTGGCCGTCGCAGACAGTCCAGACGCCAGCGACATCTTTATAGGCCTGATACTTGCGACCCTCTACGCCATCCTTGCCACCAATGAATATCGTGGCGATAACCATCGAGCCCGCACCCGCTGCGGCAATCAGTTTGTTTCTCAGTGAGGACGGGATAGCCATCGTTAGTCCTCCTTTGATAACTGCCCAGCTGCGGAAGGCCATCGCTCATACGCCTGAATCTGCGCCAGCGTGGTTTTGCGTTTGTAATACCAGTTGATACCGAACGTCAGTAGCGCCACGACAATACCGGCGATTACACCTACTGCGCTCCACTCGTCAGGACTTAGCCGGGTTAGCAACCCATTAGCCACCGTCCCGGCAGATGCGCCATAAGCTGCGCCAGAAGCTAATTTGCTCATATGTGACATCTCACACCTCCGGTTAGGGGGTGCTGTGGTGTAGTTAGGAAAGGCCAGCGAGGCATCGGATGCGAGGGTTCATCTGTGATTGTTTGCCTGTGGCCTAATACGAAAAAGGCCCGCTTCGGCGGGCCTTAAATGTTTGGAGTGATTTGATTGTGGTTGGCCGCTACGTGCTGCTTAGCTCAGCGCCCTACAGGAAGGTTCTTTGGCTGAGTACCCATTACAGATCCTGTTCTCACCACAACAGGAAAGAGCACTGCTGTCTGCCGGGTCTCTGAATAATCTTTCAATTCAGCCCCGCAAGTGCGTCGCAATGCTCTTACCTGTTGTGGAAATTAAAAAGCCCTGCGGTTAAGCAAGGCTTTGAATTATTTTCCTTTTTCAGCAAATAATGCTTGCCTGATGATATAGGTTAACCTATAATTTATTTCATCAGCAAGACGCTGAAACGGGAAGGGCCCCACCGAAGCGGAGCCCAACATGAGGAAAGGGTTATGATGAAGTTAATCATCATCCTGATTATCCTGTTAATCGTAAGCTGCCCGGCCTACTAACAGTTAAATCAGGCGGAGGGGAGAAATCCCCTCCAACCCATAACTCAAAATATAAGGTTGGAATATGGCACAGTCAATATCAGACATTCAGAAGCGTAGCGATGAGAAGCGCGGGATGAAGGTTAAAGGCATTAAGCTTCACACTGACACCATCGCGTTACTTGAACAACTGTCAGATCAGATGGGCGCGCCGCAATCTCATGTTGTTACACTGGCACTCAACATGCTGGCGAAGCACCTGAAAGAATCTGAGTAATAAAACAAAAAGCCCAGAGCGATTAAACTCAGGGCTTTTAAATTTCTTTCTGGCGCTTAACAACCATGCGCAACTTCCACTGTTAGAAATCATATCCGCAGGCTCGGGAAAAGTAAATAGCGCACGATAAAATAATGCGCTATTTTCGGTTTTTACCTGGTGACTTCTCGCAACTGTGCGTCAGCCCACGATTCCTCCACCTCAAACTTGATGATTAGACTGTCGTAGAAAGGTTTAACTGACTTCTTCCATGTATCGAGCGAAATGGCGTCAGTGATTTGGCATACGGCAGCAAACGCCTCGGTAGACGGCAAGCGAGGATAGCCGACGCCGCCGCAGCGCTTGCAGTCGGATATCACAGGAACGCCCTGCTTTTCCGTCTCCTCCTGATTTATCGCTTTACCGCGACCCTTGCAGTCAGAGCACGCGGTCGAGACTACGCCCTTACCTTTGCACTTCTGGCACAGCACTTTCACCTGCTCCCTTCTGGCCGCGAGATTCGGTCTGCCAATGTGCTTCATGGTCACGATTTCAGCATGAATGAAACCTGCGCCATTGCAGCATTCACACTGCCTGGTGCTCCCGGCGTTGCGTGAGTAGTCTTCAAAGGCGTAAGTTGCGAGCGCTTGCATTACCTTTGGCTTAATATCACTTTCGAGCTTGCGCAAGGCGGCAACCTTATCGCAGCGCTCAATTGCATACATGGTCAGCAGTTCAATAGCTTTCTCACGGTCATTGCTGCTGACGCCCATTTTCCCCATGAACGCCGCAAAGCCCATCTGCGCGCGATTCTGTACCATTCCCTGAGCTGCCATGATATCAGTGCCGGTCAATGCGTCTGAAGCCGTAGCTCGCGGGGAATCGCTTATCATGGTCGATTTAGCGAAGTGGTATTTCAGTGCGTTTTCCAGGTTCATGCTGCATCGCCTCCATCTGGTTTGTTTATGCCGAGCCGATTTTCCAACTCCTTACGCATTTCCTTTAAACGCCTCTCGGTCTCATGAACGTTGTTAAGCTGCCACTCAACAGCCTCAAGCATCTCGCGGTCCTTCTGGCGCTGCTGCGCTGATGAGATATGGGTTACTGTGCTCATACTGGCTCCCCTACCATCGAATCGAGTTGTCGCCTTAACATTTTCAGGGCGCCATCAGGAAAGGGCTGGCGCGCAAGGCCGGTGAATATGCCGCGCACTTTCCTGTCGCTCAGGCGTGGCAGCAAGGCGGCCACCGTTGCGCGTATTGCCGCGTTAATTTTGCGGCCGTCTTTCTGCGCCAGCTTTGCGGCTAATTCCACCGTCACTAACGCATCGAGATATTCTTCGCAGACCTCTCTGTTTACTTCGCTCATGCGGCCTCCGAAGAGCTTTTGCGCCCGTGATTTTCGTGGAATCCATACTCAATATTGGCTTTCGCTCTCGCCTCAGCGGCCTCGCTTAGGTTTTTAAATGAGCCAAGATGAATATGCTTATCACCAATTTTTACTTGTGCTATGTAATGCCCATTTCTTGAATCCTGAGTGACTCCTATAACCCCAGTGGTATTTCTAACCGAGAGTTTTAGGTTCCTCTGATTCTGGCTTCTGCTTACGTTTCTTAGATTTTCTATTCGGTTATCAGATCTATTCCCATTTATGTGGTCTATATGCTGTGGCCATTCCTTTTTGTTGAGCACCCAAACAATTCGATGGGCGTAGTATTTTTTATTATCAATAGCGAGCTTCAGGTACCCATTCATCATGAATTTCCCTGCTCGTTCTCCTGCGTATCTTTTGTTCCATCTGGCTTGGTAGGATTCATTTGCGAAATGCTCTGATGGCCGCTCTTTCCAGTACAGAAGACCATCCTTAGTGTCATATCTCAGGCACTCTGAAATGTAATCCGCTGATAGGTTTTTCATGCCGCCTCCAGTAGGTCTGTAATCATTGGCAAACTCCCGCGCGTCTCAGTAACTACCAGCACAAGCATTCCGCCTTTAACCGCCTGACAGCGCTTGATGCGCATATCGTCTACCTGACCGTCATCCAGCCAGAAGCCCGCACTTGTTAGTGCGTCAAAAACGGCTTTGGGTAGATTGTCCAAATCGCGTTTGCGGTTATCGGGGGGTGCTGCGTGGATGGTGATTCTGATGCGGGGTTGGATTTTGATGTCTAACTTGTGCTGCTGAATTATTTCGATTACTTCTCGTCGGTATCGCTTACCCCAATCGCTGATGTAGTGGATTCCTCTTGAGTGCCGCCAGTACTTGTTTACTGAGGGCGGCCAGGGCAGGACTATTCGGTATTCGCTCATCGCACCGTTACCCTCCCTTCCCGCGTCAGCTTTTGCAGCGTCAGGACGATGGCGCGGTCCATTTCAGAGCGCCGCTCTTCCCGGCTTAAGTCTTTGCCGTTGTCGATGCGCTCATGACATGACGGGCATAGCGCCGCTGTTAAGCTGTCATCTACCTTAAGCCCTACTCCCTTCCCTTCGTTCCTGTGCGCAGCCTGAACTCCATACCGGCCACACAGAACGCAGCAATCTATCTCCCTGACTGCCTGAAGCCATTTATTGCTCCTGAATATCGTCATTTGTGATATCTCCGTTCGGGTCTCGATATACCAGCCATTCGTTGATGCACTCGCCGCATGCGTAGGTTTCATCCGGCTCCAGTTGCTTGCTGCATCCTGCGCAGAGAGCTCTGGCTATGCTCTGCTGCTCGTAGGTTTGGGTTTGGATGGGGTTAAGCATGTTGGCCTTCCTGCATCATCAGAAAGACAATCATCGCGGCGCGGAGTGGGTTGTCATCGTGATGATATTCGTCTGGGCAATAACTCCATTCCCAGCATCCTTCCTCTAGGTTTCCATTGGCCCAAGCGCACCATTGCTTCTCTTCCGTCATCCACATAGTGCTGATCTTGTTTTCAATCATGATCGCCCATGCGTCAGCGGGGTTGTTGCATGGCTGGAATTCACCTCCTTCCGCGCGTTCAACCGTCTTAAGGCCAATATGAAAAGCGACCTTACAATTAACTTCAAAATCACTTAACTTTGAATAGTCCATCAGTGCAGCCTCGCTGTGTTTGTGCCTTCTACTGGCTCAATGGTGATAACCAGCTCTTTGTCTTCCAGTTGCCAGATGAGCCCTTTGTCTTCGTCACCTTCTGTCGCCTGCTCGACGAAGCC